GTCTTATGGTCTATTTATCAACCGACGACAACGTTGCCATTCTCATTCAGGGCTTCCCACCACTGAACTTGGAATTCAACAGAGAATTCTTCGATGACGTTGTTGCTGTCGTATGAAAGTTCAATAGAAGAGACGTTAGTTGGGAACACACCATGGAAGTGGTATGATCTCAGGATGGGAACGGTGTTGCCTGAATTTGCGGGAACGCCGGCCGAGTTGGTGATTGGAGCTCTTCCAAGTTGGTGAACGTAAGCTTCCTGTTGATAGATAGTTGGATCAACTTCACCAGCGTTATCAGAAACTTTGTTGATAACGTTCATCCACTTTTCGAAAGCATCTCTGAGAACAAAGTTGCTGTCGTTGATAACGGTGATTGTCCAACTATCAAAGGTTCTTTCACCAGCGATCTTCAGCTCTCTTCCTCTGAAAGGAACTGAGATTGGAGCAACAATAGAAGCAGGCAGGTTCGCTCCTTTTACCAGGAAACGAGTTCTGTCACTCACATCGTTGTCATCGATTCCCAGGTTGGGAAACTTGAGTTCTACCTCAAAGAAATTGGGGCGAACGCCGCCGCCCAACAACTTCGACTTAAAGGTGTCCAGGGTTCTCGCATTACTCCCTGTATTTGGGATTTGCTGAGGCATTTTTACTTACTCCTGTTAAACGGTTGATGATGTGCTGTACTATTTAATAATCAGACGGTGCCGATTACTTCTTCGAAACTAACTCCAGTACGGGTGGCAACGAATGTCAGGCCGATGAAGTTGATAGAGCGTGCAGGTTTTACAAAGATGTCGGCACGGAATTCGTTCGCGTCGATCACATCAGCAGAGTTGTTGCTCTCATCACAGACAACCAGGAAGTCTGTGATACCTCTCTTCGCTTGAACATCGCGGAGATAAGGCTCAACGATGTTGACGAAGTTTGCTCTGGTGATTGCATCGTTGAACTCAAACAGTTGAGCGCGTGCAGCTCTTTCGATTGCAGTCTCAATTGTGAGGAACAGACGACGAACGTTAATTCTGTCGAAGGCAGAAGTAAATGCAAGAGCAGTCTTATCACCGAAGAGGACGATACCTTGTCCAGGTGCCGCGATAACTGGGTTAATTCTCTTCGAGTAGAGCAGATCTCTCTGGGACTGTGATGGGTTGTATGCGAGTTTAACTGCATTGTTTACAACACCACGGGTTGTTCCAGCAGGTGAGAACCAAGGATATGAATTTTGTGAAGTTCTTGCCATCATTCCAGCAACGTCTGGGTTGCAAGGAATATAACGGAACTTGTTGTTGAAACGATCGAATGTGTACTTGTAACCAGAATCAAGAACTGCATAAGACGAGGAACTTACTTGATCCATCGTCTTGATGATGTTGTCGGTCTGGGTGTCAGTGTTGGTCAGAGCAACATCTCCACTCAGAACATCAGCTCTTCTTGGTGAGATAACGGCGACACAATCCTTTCTGTTTTCTGCGATAGAAACCAGTTTGTTTGCTTTACCAACTGTTTCATTTCTGGTTGCAAGACCAGGACCCATGATCAGGTAGTTGATTGGATACTCTCTTTGGTTTGCAAACTGATCGTAACCTTCCATCAGGTCACCCAGAGTTGCGGCATAAGTTGGAGCAGCGTAAGTACCGCCGTAATCCTTACCACCTTGCAGTGAATAGGTGGATCTACCAATACCAGAGAAGGTGATACCTTGTGCGTCTTGACCCCATGCAGAAGCTGCAGCGGTGAAAGCAGTGTTTCCAGTTGAGAATCCAGTAGGAGTTCCTAATGGAGCATAACCAGCAAACAGATACTCGGAGTTATCAGCAATGTAATCCTTGTAGTATGCAGGTGAGTTGAACAGTTCGGCATCCTTAGCCTTGGAAAGTCCTACCCACTTCTCAAGAATCTGACCAGCGTTTCCACTCTCCTTACCAGTGTCATCAACAACTACAACGTGAATTTCGTCGAATCTCGAATTTCTTGTTGAAGCCCAAGTTGAAGTTTGTGGTTTTGCAGCGACGTTCTTCCAATATACGGTTGAGTTGTCAAGACCAAGAGTTTGACCCTCATACCAGTCAGTTGCACCACTTGGAGTGAGAGCTGAGTTAGTGGTGATACCAGTAACCTCCATCAGTTCGGAGGTGGTTCCAACACCAACTGTTTGAACTCTAACGTAGTCACCAACATCGATACCATTAAGTTCGTTGATGTCTAATGTGGTGGAAGAAGAGGAAGACTGGGATACTCTTACAGTAGTCGCAGCACCAATTCTTGACAACAGTTTTACTGCTGTTCCATCATTGTGAGCAGCCTCTGTTGTTCCGTCAGTGCCTCTGTTAGCAAATCCAACAAATCCAGTTGCAGAAACGATGGTATTACCAACACCAATCAGTTCCGAACCGATCAAGAGGATGTTCTGTGAACCATAACCTCCAGTTTGAACACCAGTGGTTGTGTTCAGATAAACACCAGTATCACCAATACCGAGAGCAACTCCACCAGCGTTGTCGATCGAATAAGTGGTTGCTGTGTATGTGTTGAACAGATTAACTGTTGATCCTACTCCAATCGCACCAGCATTAGTACCAGCAACATCTCTTGTTACTGTGATTGAAGTTGTAGCCGCACCAGTTGCACCTACAATGTTCAGAACTCTTGAGGTGTTAAACTCAAATGCTCCACCCTTTGTATAATCAGCGTCAGCAACTGTTCCTGCGGTCGATACCTGACTTACAACCTTAACGTCGATCGAAGAAGATCCAATACCAGTAACAATACCCTTCAGGTGACCGTTCAGGGTGATTGAAGTGCCGATACCACCGATTTGAGCACCACCGAATGCCTGAGTTACCGCAGCACCAACTACGATACCTGAGGTTGTGATACCACTCAGGGTTTGGTCGGCTCTTGCGTCAATTACACAAACTTTGAGATCGTTTGCCCAAGTACCTGGGTTCTTGGAAGCCCAATACCAAGTTGTTGCTGTGTTGTAAGAATTATAATAATCTTCTACATTTTTAATCTTAAGGTCGGTTACCGATGAACCAGCACCACTTGCTACTGCTGCGTTAGCATTTACCAGGTACTGACCGTCGATTCTAACGGTCCTTAAAATTCCACCATATGAGAGATAAGATGATGCACTCATCCAATACTCATATTGGCTACTTGTTTCTTGTGGTTCCCCGAAAGTATCTACGAGATCTTTCTCATTCTCAATGAGACTTGGCTCATTGATTGGACCTTTGGTAAAGGGTCCTGCGATGGCGCCAGTTTGGTCGCTAACGCCTGTGATACCACCTCTAGTAAGGTCTACTTCCCTTACTTTAATACCAGGGGAGACTAAGCCTAAACCAGCCATCTGATTTCCTCTAGAAGTTTCAGTTTATTTCTAAATTTATTTATTGATAGCAAGCTTTTCAAATGGGGAAATAGGACGTGAACACTACCAATCTGGATATTCCCATCGATCGAATATTCTATTTGTCATTCTACTAACAGTGACTCTACTTATAGTACAAACCTTACATTCGTATGAATATGCCGAAGGATATGAACCTCTATCCTTTCTTGTGAGGTAAAAATCGTCTAAAAGATTTTTTCTTTCACCACAAGTCCTGCACGTTCTCTCTACAAAAAGTAGATGTTCTAGATCAAACTTATCATCAAGATTCATTAATAATACTCCCACATATAACTCATGTCACCATAAGTTGAATTGAGATCCGTCATATCTGCTTTCTTCCATAGGGTTCCATCATCACCTTGAATTACCTCATCATCAAGACCATCACTGATAAAACCAAATGGAGCCATGTCCTGTTCAATCTGATCTCTCTGATCCTCATACAATCTCTTACGAACGTCCTGATCAGTCAGTTCTTTAAAATAGTCCTGTGCAACTAACCAGGCATAGATGACCAGACACATTGCAAGGTCATCATTACATCCATCCTCAGCCTCAAATGAGTTTCTCTTGTGAATGAATGTAGTAAGTTCTGATATAATATCGTAGTCTTTGAATAGAACTTTGTCTGCCTCAATCATTGTCTTGAGGTTAGAACAACCTACCGCCTTTACAGCCTTGGACATCTTAAGGCCCAACTGAGTTTTCTTTCCAGAAAAACCCTGACCTACAATCTGTCCAGCCCTACCTCTCATCGAACACTGAAGTAAGTTTGGATATTCAAGATCGTAGTTTAGAATAGATGCAACCTGATCACCAATATCATTGACTTCACATAATACCCATGCATTGTTGTATGATTTTACCGTCTCATAAATGATTGACGGGAACAACATGGGTTTGATTTCATTATTTTTATATTTTGCAACTACTCTATGTGGATATTCTGTGATATCCACAACAACAAATGCAGAGTAGTCATTACCTCCACCTCTAGCTACGTCAACGGTACAAACGTAGTCATGATTATCAATTGGTTTTTCGTATATTTCTAATCCATTGCCTGATTGGATTGGTCTGTCATAGACCATGGCTCTGAGTTTGGCTGGATTGATGAGAGTATCGACTGATCCAAGGAACTCACACTCAAACTCAACCTTGAATTGTTGTTCACTGGTGTTTGCGATTGTTTGTTCTCGCCACTTCTCATCACGGCCTGGAACTTCCGACCAGTGAACTGAAGTTGGAACATATTCGTTTTGACCCCTCTCAGCATCATGCCACATTCTGTAAAAATGGTTCATGCCGTGAGGCGTCGAAACCATAATTACTTTCGTGCTTTTACCAGAAGTAATAGTAGGATAAACAGATGCAAAGAAGGAGTCAGCGATGTGATTAGGGACGAACGCGAACTCATCGAGGAAGAGGATATTGAACGACATGCCTCGGACAGCACTCGCAGATGTAGAAGCTGCCAATACCTTACTGCCATTTTCCAGCTCCATTGATCCTTTGTTCCATGCAATGATACCCTGTTGCATCCATTTTGGCAGGTTTTCATATGCAAGTTGTAACCTACTGAGGAGTTCCCTCGCGGTTGACGCTTTGTTGGCAAGAATACCAACGTTCACACTGTCGTTAAAGACGATGTAGTGAAGTAAGTATGATACCGACGTGGTTGACTTACCCGTCTGTCGGGGCATCATACAGATGTTAAATCTGTTCTTATGAAATCGACTGATTAATTTCTCTTGAAACTTGTAAGGTTCAAAAGGAACAAGACCTTCGTCCAGAGAAACAATACGAATATAATTTCGCGCAAAGTAAACAGGATCATCTTTGCACTTAATAAATTCTTCAATCTGGTCCTTTGTGAATTCAATGGCTGTGTTAGCCTTTTTGAGATTCGGGTTTCCAAGATATACGTTGTCACTCATTCATCTCATCGTGTGCTAGCTTAAGTATGTAGTAAACACAGTATGCTGTGAAAACCAAACCACAACACAAAAGAATGATTACACTCCAAGTTGGATCATTCAGATTCTGGTGGGGTCTTAGTATGAGTTCCATCGAAGGGCGCCCAATGTTCCCACTTATACTTATGCACTGCCCATATTCCAAGTATGGGTACTACTATCAAAAGGTAACTGAGTATACCTCGGGTGTATGGATTTTCCATTACCCACCGTGCGACATGGCCCATTTTTCTCTAAAATACCTATCTGTGTTATGTAAACAATCTAGTGGTGCGACTTCATCAGTCATAGCCCAATTATAACAAAAGTCAACCATGTCTGATGTGACACGGCTGACTCCATACATTCTTGAAAATGCAGACCAAGCAAAATGTAATCTTTGCCTAGTGTGCGGTTCCATTTCCCTTATAGTGTTCGGATTCATAGTAGTGCCCCTTCTTTGAACCGAAGTAAAGTGTAGTTAATACAAAGGGTATGGCAACGATTGCAAGTGCCTTTCCTAACAAATGTTCCATTATTGGTCTATCCCAAGTTCCTTTAAGTAGTCGATCCACCATTGGGGGTCTTTGTTCCTTCTCCACTGCGGAACCTCCATTCCTTTGTTGAAGTAATATTCCCAGAGAGCTTCATCGATAATCTGTTTTACTTCCATATTCCTCGTCCTCTTCATCAACGTCTCCATACGGGTTTTCCAAATAGGGTCCATGTGGTCGTTTGGCATCTTCTCTAACATAGGTTCTTTCAGCTTCGATACTTGCAATCCATACTGAGAGTTTCATTATTATGTAGATGATACCTAGTGGTAAAAAGCACGCAATGAGGATGAGTGGTTTCATTTGTCCTTTAGCAACTCTTCTATTCTACGGCGCATGTCTTCAGTTTTTTTAGTCTCACGTTCACAGTGTCTGTAACCATGTTGACCTCTTAATATCATTGTTCCTTGATAGAACATCGTGATCGCAAAAACTAATAACAGAATACACCCTATTAGTTCAATGTGATTTTGAGCCATGGTAGTAGAGGTGGTATAGCACCTACGAGCCTTAACAGACCTTCAGCAAATAGAGCCAGGACAACCCACCCGACACACATGCTGATGATAGAAGCATTACGATTGTGTTTACGAATTGCTGCATCGATCATCTCCTGAACTTCTTCTTTAGTTACTGGGGTGGTCATTGTCTAAAGATTCCAATCTTTGAGCCCATGTTACTCCACCTTCTTCACCCACGACGGGGTTTATGCAGGTTTCGTCACCTAGATTGTTGCAGACCAGGCCTGCAAGGTCCAGTTCATTTCCCTTCTTACCTGTGCCCGCCCAGTAGTGCTGTCCATTGATCCATAAAGCACCACACTTGGGGCATTCTGCTCTGCTCAATGACAGATCAGACATCTCCTTGTCGTTGTTCATTAGAAGTCTTTAAGTTTGGATGGTATTCCCAATTGTTTTTCTAACCTGCGTTTCATGAAATAAAGTTGAACCCTAACAAAGAAAAACCTTACTTGGAGTTCAAAGTAATCAAATACACGCATGGTTCCTTCAATACCCGCGTACCAGATCATCCCGATGAGGATGAGCATGGTCAGGTATAGGCCAATTAAGGATGACTCCATGATAGAGCAGGCTCAAAGCTGTATCTATAA